GTATGCAAGGTGATGTAATAAATACACTCCAAGCAAGAATGGGAACGGGTGGTAACAATATGCCAATTATGTTTAGCCACACTCAAGGGCTTGATGTTCAACCAAGCGAAAAAAATTCGCCTACTTTACGAACAGGAGGAAGTGGAATGGCGGTTGCGGAAGGTACAACAGTACGCCGATTAACTCCAGTTGAATGCGAGAGGCTGCAAGGCTTCCCGGATAACTGGACTGCCGATCAAGCAGATACCCACAGATACAAGCAAATGGGCAATGCAGTAGCAGTACCTTGTGTTGAGTGGATAGTTAAGCGGTTAGTAGAAGTTACTTCGCGTACTGAGTCTTAATCAAAAACGGTGGTGCAGTATAAGCAGTAAGAAGTGAAGCGATTTCCATAGCCTTTAATGGATCTGCCCCTGCGTGAAGCGCTCCAAGCGCAATATGCGCTCCTGATCCAACTCCATAAAAACCGGTATCTGTTTTCATAACCGATAAATCCTGGTCAATATCAAACACTTTGCCAGCAACGGCTATAAGAAAATGAAAACGCAATCCATCTTTAGTCTTATCGTGTTCTTCGTCAAAGTTATATCCATTTTCAGTTAAGCATTTGCGAAGCGATGGCATAACTTTGGAAATCATAAAATGATAAATGTCTTTTTTATCTGCGCTAGTTAATGAAGGTGGGTTCCAAATATGTTGGGCAATATCGCAAGGAGTAACTTCACCAGCGCCGGCAATTAAAAATGATCCGCGCTCGCTAATCTTTACCATTTCTGGGTGGCTATAAATCCTGCCACTATCATCTGTTACTCGACTATCAGCTATTAAAGAACACCTGTTCTCATATTCAACTCCGAGTATGGTGGTCATTCTTCTAGTTCCTCTGGAAATCCTGTAAGTAAACTCATAACAGTTATATCAATGTTTTGTTCCTTGGCAGTATTCATTGCCTCTTTAAACAACACTAAAGTCCGAGCCGTTAGATCATCTAGTCCATCTGGGTAATTCAACTCAGTCTGAACGGAGATACTAAGCCCGCCTAGTCTCATCTCAATCGAAGAAAATGCCATAGGTTATCCTCTCACGCCGCCCCCGCGACACGCCGAAATCAGGTTTGGGGCGCATTATTGACTGGATAGATTACGAAGGTATAGATTACGCCTAACGGCTAAAAGGCCCCTAACGAAAGGTTGAAGATGAGCGATAATGGCTTAGTTCTAAAAGCAGACCAAGATTTTTGGTCAGATTCACAGATTGCTGCACTTACCCAACTTGGATTAGCAAGAGCTTCCAAGGGTGATTTGCAGGTTTTCTTTCACCAATCACAACGCACGGGATTAGATCCCTTTGCCCGCCAGATTTATATGATCGAGCGCGGTGGGCGCTACACAATCCAAACTTCTATTGATGGCTTCCGTATTGTCGCGCAACGCTCTGGCAACTACGGCGGTCAAACTATGACCGAATGGTGTGGCGAGGATGGCATTTGGAAGGATGTTTGGCTATCCAAAGAACCACCTTCTGCTGCTCGCGTTGGCGTTTTTTACAAGGATGCTTCTAACCCAACATACGCAACTGCTAAATGGGATTCATACGCCCAGGCAAGTCCTATCTGGAAAAAGATGCCTGATTTAATGCTTGCTAAATGTGCCGAAGCATTAGCACTACGCAAAGCATTTCCTAATGATTTATCTGGAATTTATACAAGCGAGGAAATGGCTCAAGCAGATGCAGTTCCAGCAAAAGTCGCTGCTGCAAAACCTTTAACCCCGGCAAAGCAATTTGCCGAGGAAGCAATTCTCCGAGTATCTCATTCAGAAGATGAGATCAATTATATTCGTGATGTAATGGCTGAGATCCGCACAATTGAAGAAGTAGATTTGTTGCGCGAGATTTGGAAAGAAGATAAAAAGTACCTTGATGTAAGAGTTGATGGAACAACAATCAAGGATGCTTTGCAACTTCGCGTCAGTCAGCTTGGCGAAACAAAGACTGTAGATGCTGAGGTGGTTAAGTGAGTACCGCAGTTGGTCAGGTTCTAGCAGATACCGGCGGTAAGGCTGCCCTTATCGCTAAGGCGCTTTGGTCAGTTAAATCTGATATTTGGTTTGGTGCTATTGAAACTGGATTTAGATTTACTGCTGAAGATTTAATCAATGCGATTGGAACTCCTAGCACAGTAAAAAATAATAACGCAGTTGGCGCAAAGATCCGTGTTTGGTCGCAAAGCAAGAAAATTGTTTGCGTTGGTTACAAAAAATCTGAGCGTTCGATTTCTCACGCAAGGGTTATTTCAGTATGGGAAAAATTATGAGCCACACAATTACCCCAGTTCAGGTCGAAGCAAGGTTGGTTTCGCTATCTAAAGAGATTGATTCAGTTCAGATCGAACTCAATGAGGCAGAAAAACAATACTTCACGATCAAGGCTCAATACGAAATAGCCCTAGCCCATTCTCGGAAAAATATGATGAATGTTAAAACCGAGGGTGGCAAGGCTTTAACCGCTACCGAGAAAGATGATCTAGCTTTACTTGAAAATGAGGATATTCATTTGAAGATGGCTTCTGCTGAAATTCTAGTTCGTGCTACTCGTGGAAACGCAGCGCGGATTAAAACCCAAGTAGATATTGCTCGATCAATCGGCTCATCAGTTCGCAGTTCGATGGAGTTAATGTGAGTGAAGATACTGGAGTATTTCTTTATAAGTTATTAACCGGTGCTTTGATTGCCCAGGATAATCTGCGTGATCGTTCACTCCAAACCGAGATCGGGCCTTCGCAAATTGGTGGATGCCGTAGGCAGGTGTATTACCAATTAACTGAAAAGCCGGTACTTAATGAAACAGAATCTATGGCTGCCATTCTTGGAACTTTTATTCACGCCGGAATTGCGGAAGCGATAAAGCGCGAAGATCCATTTGGCGATAACTTCCTAATCGAACAAAAGATAGATGCATTTGGTATCCCTGCTCATACTGATCTTTACATAAAAGATAAGCAATTAGTTGTAGATTGGAAAACAACTACTCGCAAATCCTTACGCTACTTCCCATCAGAGCAACAGATTATGCAGGTTCAAATCTACGCGCATATTCTTAAAGCTAATGGCGAAGATCCTAAAACTGTTTCATTGGTAACGATTCCAAGAGACGGAAAGATGGAAGAAATACTTGTCCATCACGAACCATACGATCCAGCAAAGGCTGAAGCCGGACTGAAGTGGTTAGATGAAGTCAAAGAAGCCGCAAAGAATAAAGAGATCCCTTCCCCTGAAAAGCCAAAACACTTTTGCGCGATGTATTGCGAGTGGTATGACGAGACGGGTGAGGTGGGGTGTCCTTCTTTGAAGCGGGGATAGATTGGAGTAAGGGCAACTGCGTTGGTATGCCTTTAAACGATTTCTTCATAGTCGAAGAAAAGCGTCAATCCGTAAAACTGCAAAAAGAATTAATGGATGTAATTCGCCCAACTTGTTTTAGTTGTCCAATTTGGGCGAAGTGTTTAACCTGGGGATTTCGTAATGAGAACTTTGGGGTTTGGGGTGGACTTACTTCGAGTGAGCGTCAGTCATTCTCAGATCCGAAACCTTCAGAGATTAGGGGTCGAGCGATCCTTGCCCTTAATGCGTTTGCGATTACCGAAAAACAAGTTAGGGAACTAATGTGATGATTGATGATTTTGGATTGTTTTGGAACGCCTATCCTAGAAAAGCTAGCGTGGTAAGCGCTCGCCAAGCCTGGGCTATTGCCATAACCAAGGCTGATCCGAAAGTGATAATCGAAGCAGCAGATCGCTTAGCCAAAGATCCAAACCGTGATCCTACATTTACCCCTTCTCCTGCTAATTGGCTGGCTCAAGAGCGATGGATGGATGATCCTATGCCACCCCGCAAAATAAGCCCTGTCGAGTCCAGAGAGGCAGAGTTAGATAGGGCTAAACAGAGAGATACCAAAGAGCGCGAAAAGGCTTTAGAAGCCATTAGAGAGGCAGAAGAAGCCCGTGCTAGAGCAGTTCCATTACCACCAGAAATCAAGAAAAGATTACTAGACACTTGGGCGCAAAGAGCGTACCCTGAACCGTAAGCATTACGATAAGGAGTGATGTATGACACTTGTAGCCGTTAGACCAGACGCGCTTCAACCCGGCGATCCCGTAATTATTGACCAAGCCCAATGGATAGTTCGTGCCATTGAAGGCCCAGATCATAATGAAACCTACGATCTCTACCTAATGAACGACTTGGGCAACTGCCATAAAGTAATCCGTGATGAGCCTATTCACTTAATTAATGAGTAGAAGCAAGCAAAAAGGAACTTCAGCAGAGAGCGCGTTTGTTAAAAATGAGCGTGTTTTAGAATCATTTCCTATGGTTGAACGCCGAGCTTTATCTGGCGTGAACGATATGGGTGATGTTGCCGGCGCTCCTGGGCTTGTATTTGAGATCAAGAACCATAAATCCTATAAGTTCCCAGAGTGGCTAAAGGAAACTGAGGTTGAGCGTATCAACGCCAAAGCTGATTATGGGGTATTAATTGTGAAACCAAATGGCGTGGGCTTAGGCTCAGTCCAAGACTGGTGGGCAGTTATGACTGTTGGGCAAATGCTCAACCTGCTTCGTGAGGCGGGCTACGGCGATTCTCTTGACAACCGTAATCTATAGATAATACATTACGGAGTGAGTGGGGGCAAAAGGCTTCCTTGTATGAAGGGTGTTTTAAATGACTGATTTTATAGTTATTGTTTTTTTAACGCTAATGGTTACAACTCTTGGCGTATCTATCGAATCCTTACTTGAAAAATGGTCGCGCAAATGAATGAACACGTTTACTGTATTTGGTGCGGATCTAAAGGTGGTTTCGTTAATCATCTTATGATTGTTGGAACCGGTGATAATGCCATTGTTGAGTGCGAATGGTGTTCAATGAAAATTGTATTGCAATCCACGAAAGGTGAATCTAAATGAGTGAAGTTAGAAGTTGTTCTGATCTACGCAAACCAACTCCCCAGGAGATAGCCAGCTTTACTGAATCTATGGATTCTTCAATAACTCAAACTTGGCTTTGTGGTTGGTGTAACAATGGGCAAAACGAGTGGCTATTACACCAGATGTTATTTGATCCTGCTTATGAATTTATGGTAACTCCTTGTTGCCATACTGAAGCCGAAGCCGCTTTGGTACTTGATGCTCCTAGCGATTACGCAGATCCGCGTGAAGATGCTCGAGAGATCGCTGGATTGAGAAACCAATGACCGATGAAGTATTGAATAATCCAATCGCTGAATCTTATTGGCGAGAATTGATCGCTAAAGAAATTGAATCTAAATGTAAATGTAAAGGCGATTGCGTTTGTGATCGTTACGCGACTATAGCAAGGGGCAAAAAATGAGTATCAAATTTGGTTGGGGAACTTGGGATAGTTGGGGTTTTGGTTTTTCTTATTACCATAGATACCGCATTTTTACAGTTAATTTTATCCATTGGTACGTTTCGGTTGAGGTATGGCTTAAGTAATGCCTAATTACGATTTTATTTGCGATGAGTGTGAAACTGAACGCGTAGTTTACATTTCAATCAATTTTGAACAAGTTGTTTATTGCCAGACTTGCAAACTGCAAATGCGAAAAATGATTCGACCAACACCAAATATACGAGTGAAAGGAATATCAGGAAAATGATTCCAGATGTTAAAAAAATGGGGCAGATCAATTCTTTGATGCTGACCTTCCATAATAAAAGCGCTGAAACAATCGCCAGCAATATCCAGGTTAAATTACTTGATGAATACCAAAAAGTTGAGGATGATACACCCGAACAAGCGTATAAGCGCGCCCTAGAGTGGGCAAGAGATATGGCTAAAGCCCAGATCAAAGACTCCATTACGCTAAAATAATCTAGTCCATAACCGACAC